ATGTCGTCCACCACGACGAACGGGCGCCCATACACCGACACACAGCCCTTCAACCAGCCGGCTAGCTGGTCGGGGGTGGCCGACCCGGCATAGAACATTCTGGAGTCCGGGGAAAATATGGCAGATAGCCATTTCGTCTGGGCGTGTGTCATGGGCCCAAGGGCAGCTTGAAACAAGGAACCGACAGCACAAATGAATCTGGGCTTCATCTGGTCTCCATCCTCGACCCGATTGCGAAACCGACCAGTGTCCGAGTTGTACTCATACATAGCGGTCTTCTCCGACTTCGTGAAGCCCTTACAAACAATGCTCTTCACCACGTGCTGACCGAGCTTCAGTTCCTCCAGCTCGGGCCATTCCCCCTCATCGATCAGGCGGATGGCCTCCTCGGCCTCCCGTTTTTTGGCACCATCGAGGTGATCGAGCCAGTATCTGACCCCCTCCTTCCAGAGCTCCGGCACTCCTTGCTCCTCCACTGCCGTCAGGAGCGGGTGTTCGCCACGGACCGACAATCTCTGCTCCTGCGTGGAGAGATGGCGGTAATGGGTCAATAAATCGAACGCGAAGCTCCAGAAAGTCCGCGACGCTCTGCGAGGGCTGTCCCACCAATGGGCCCTATCCGCCAGGTTTCTTATGATAAATGCCACGGCCGCTGTGGCTTCTCCCCGAGGAAAGCAACCTGGCACACATCCTTGGAAGCCTGGGCCCGACTGAACCCCACGAACAGACACGGGCCGCTCCGACCTGGCGACCCTCTGCCAAAACCTGTCCATGGAAAACTCCGGCTCTTGGGTGGACCAATACCCAGACGCGACGACCCTCCTTTGCCCATCCTCTCTCCAAGACAGCTGAGGGACCATCGCTGATCTGAGTCGCCCCCCGTGCCCTTCCACCTCAGGGGAATATAGGTCGTGTTCTCCGAGCCCCATGATGACGTAATGCCTCGACTTCAAATCTGGCTTCGGGTGTCTGGTCACCATGGCGTGAATGGGCGCAAAAACCCTGGCATAAGCGAAGCCCGGCACCACTCCGCTTCCTGCTGTCCTGAATGGGGGCGGCCGTGGCTCGAACAAATGGGCTTGTGAATCCTTCTTTCTGCAATCCTTGCATTTGTGGGCCCTCGTCTTGACCTTCCTCCTGCACACCCAACAATGGTCATTTGCTGGCAATGGCGGCACCTTCGACTCCTCCAAGACCATATAGCCGACTCGAGAAAGCTGTCGCTGCACATAGGCCGCGAGCGCAGCATCCGACACCGAAGCATCAAATGCCCCCACGGCGCGCAAATGGTTCGATACGGTGTGTCGCACTGTTGCAGCGTCCAACATCTGGCGGACCCTCAACTTCCCAACCAGCTCCTCGAAATTGGGGATGTCAAGCTCCGTGCCAACACGCAAATCCCCAAAATAATCGGCGTGCACCGGGGTGTGCACCGGCTCCACAAACTTGTACGCCCTGCGCCTCCATATCGATCGAATCATCCAATTGGCTGTGTTG